CGACCACACCGACAGACTGAATGGCGCCGGCGAGAACTGCGCGGTACTTGATGGGGCGATAGACGCGGTTGGACTTGTCGGCAGGTACCGCTGCGCTCACCTTCGGGAGCCACACTGACCAACCGGAGGCGAACACTCCTTGCGACTCCGCGTTTTGCAGGCACGATCGCATGACACCAGCAAGCACGGCCGCGCCCTCATCGGTGTAGGGGAGCTTGTCATTGTTGGCGATGGCGTCAACGAGCGCTCCCTGGGTTGTCGCCTCGAACCAGTCCATGTCGCGCGTCACGTCGGCCCACTGCCCGCCAAGCATCCGTCCCTCGCGAAGCAGTGAGAGAGAACCGTAGCTCGTGTACGACAGCGCCCGCTTGGCGGTGATGTACCCGAGCTCGGTCGAGCTCAGTGTGTCAGTGGTGATGCCAGTCATCCGCTTACCGCTCAGCACCACTGCGCCAGGGTCGCGTGCGAAGAACATGCCGAGGATTGCCCCGCCGATGCATTCGTGGCCAGCACGGGCATGAAAGGGGACGGCCACATAGTCGGTGCTCGTGGCGCCAATCACGCTCGCCACGTCGGAACCTCCCGCCGCCTTGATGGCTGAGTCTTGCGATCCAAAGAAAGCCATCTTCTTGTTGGCCGTGCACCACGCCGCCGCCGCAGTGATGGTGGCCGCTCCCTGGTCATCAGCGAGTGTCACTCCGTACCACTCTGGATTCTCGGCGAGGATCGCAGCGAGGTCCGTGGCAATGCCCGGATCGGAGTGGGTCTGTGCGAGCGAAACGAGCGAGAGGCTCGCTGCGACCGGTGCGATCGCAAAGTAGGCGCCAGGCACATCAGCGACAACCGACACGTCAATCGTGTTATCGGTGGCCGTCAAGGCCGCGCCAGCCGCAAGGGCGTTGATGGCTACCGTAAGTCCGGCGCAGATCTCGGCGACAGTTGCGCTCGCATCACTGGTGTAGCTCGCCACATAGTCTACACCATCGGCACCGCGAACGTCGAACGAGTAGAGGCGAGAGTTGGCGGCACCTGGGGTGATGACGACGCGATTGGTGCCAGGAAGCGCCCTACGGCCCACCCCTACCTTACTGACCGTCGGATCCTGGGCAAACACCGCGCTCACGGCCCGATAGACCGGAGACGTCACGGCGAATCCGTCGGCCTCCACAGCAGACAACTCGGTGTAGGAGCGGTACCGCTCGACCCATGCAGGGGCGGTGAAGTACGCCGCGACCATGGGAATCCCGAAGCTCTCGACCTGGACCGATGGGCCAGAAACGGAGGTGTGGATGTCAACAATCAAGTCCAACGATGCCATTGGGTCAATCTCCTGTTAGGCCGATAGGGCCAAAGGGCATGGGTGGGAGCCCCGTCACGGTACCCTCGCCATAGACGGTTTCGATGTAGGTTGTAGCTCGAGCTCGAGTCATCCAAAACCACGCTACGAGATTGATGGCTGCTCGATCCTGGTGTCCGGTTTCGAACAGTGTTGGAACGTGAGAAATAGATGACTCGGAGACGGAAATACCGAGCGCATCCGCCGCGGCCACAACGTCAGACTGACGCAACTCGCAGTCGGTCTGCGCCGCAAGGCCGAATGCTCCGGCCCCGTAAAACTGGACGCGAACATCTGCGCGGTACAGGCTCGACTCGGACACCTCGATCTCTGTGCCCGGGGCAGGGACTGCTGCATCTCGCACGAGCCTTACTCCGCCATGGCGACGCAGCGTCGGGCGCTCGACCCTGGCATACACGCCCGACTGTGGCGCGGGCCCAGGGAGGTGCGAGAAGCATACGGACGACCCCGCCAAGCCCGAAGCGGTCATCACCAGTGAGTGAAGCGCATCCTCGAACTCAGTGATCGTCATGGCACCACCAAGGCAGTAGACACCGAGAAGCACCCGCTCGGCCGATAAGAGCCGGTCGACTCCACCCGGTAATTGCGCCCTCCGATCGAAAACCTATCACCAGGCTCAAGCTCGATGGCCGAATACACGTCCACGGCACCATACGTCACGACTCCCTGCGACTCCTCGGAGCGACGGCGCTTGGCTGGCACCACCATTGCCTGTACCGACAGCACGGTTGATGTCGACGTGGGCCTACCGTCATCACCCCAGATCGCGACCTCGCGAGCCACAGAGAGAGTGGTGTCAGCCATCCCGAGAACAACGCCAGAAAGGTCGATCACTTGCTGTCCTCCCCATCGGCAACAACCCTGTGACGCAGTGATCCAAGAAGAGATCCGGTGTCGATAAGGGGCTTGGACGAACCCTTGCGCGCAATCGTCTCTGGTGTGTTTTCTGGAGACGCCTTTCCAGCCGACACCCACGCCCGGACATCGGCCACACCGACAAGCCCGAGCTGCCCCATGAGTTGGTCCGGGTTGGCACCCTTCGCCACCCGCTCGCTGATGGCCCCGAGAGACCTGGTGTACTTTTCGGCGTTCTCTGTGAGCGGGCGCGACAACAGGCCGCGCGCCGGGATGGTGGATGTTCCGTACTCGGCCCACGTAGCCACGGCCGCTTGCTCGGCATCACCAATGACTCCGACCTCGACGCGCTGGCGGGCCAGACGTTCAAGTGCCTTCTGGATTTCGGTGAACCGGTTGACCGACTTGATGCTGCCCACGAGCCCCATGGTCACTCCGCCATTAGGAGTGAGGCGGCGCAGAGTCGTGCGGCCGCAAGCAACGCCTGGTAGCGCAATCCGTAGGCAGTGCGCTCGTACCCACTCGCCACGGCCGCCGCAGCGGCCGCTGCCGAGTAGGTGATTGATACTGGGCCGACGGTGACCGACTGCGCCCCTGGAACCACCGGGGCAACCCCACCCCCGCCCCCACCGGAACTCGGAAGGGTCGCGATGAAGTGCGCCGCCAACCAGATCTGTGCTCGGTCGGAGTCGGCCCCGAATAGCGTTGTGTTGACGAGGGTGACCGTGACCTCAAGCCACAATTCCACCGTGGCATCTGCGGTCGACGCCATCTCTGGAACGTAGTGGCGAAACTGTGCGAGGGTAGCGGCCATGGTTGGTCTCGGGACCCGACCGGAGTCGGGCCTCCAAACCAACCCCCGTGCACCGCACGGGAGTGGGAGGCCTGGCGAGGGAGAGGCGCCAGGACTCGAGGACTAGATGACGCCGGTCGCGACACAGACCGCCGCGGGGCGACGGATCACGGTCCCACCAACTCGGCACTTGGCCTGGAACTTCGTGGCGAGCTCCTGGACGTCCATGTTGATGATGCTCGGGCCCATCGAGACGAGACGGCCGAGGTTGAACGGAGCACTCTCGAAGGCGACGATGCGCTGTGAGAGCTTGCCGCCGGTGGTGGTCACGGCAACGGGAGTGTTGTTCATGAAGTAGGTGCCGACCACTCGCACGCCAGGACGAGCCTGATTGAAGGCCTGAAGAATGGTCTGATCCGTGCCTCCGCCAGAGGTGCGCTTCATTCCTTGAATCAGGAGTCGGCGGTCCTCTCCGATGACCAGGGTGTCGGCCTTGTGCTTGCCGTCGGAGCCAGTGCTAATGGCATCGACGACCGCACAGAGGTCACGAAGGATCTGCTCACCCGTCTTGTCCGCCCATGCCGCGCTGGAACCGGTTCCGTCGGCGAGAATGGTGTAGGTTGCCTGACCCACGGCAGATGCATTGAGGATGCCCTTGGAGACGCCGTCTCCGATCATGGCCATCTGGTCCATGCGATCCTGCAAGTTCGCACTCACCGACTGCGCACCGAACGTCTCGAGAGGAACACCAAGACGCGAGGCCTGGCGAACTTCCTGATCCGTCAACTTGAACGAGTCGCGATACTGCACGATCGGAGCACTTCCAGGGTACCCAGTGAGGTCGCTCGGGGTGATGACAACACCATCGGCCGTCTGGGTCGCACCATTGCTGGCGCCGTACACCGTGTAGCTATAGCTGTCGGCTCCAGAATCCACCGACACGAGGGGGAGGATGGCGGGAGCCTCAGCGGTCAAGCGCTTGTAGCTGATGAACGCCGCCTCGACCTGGTCCAACTGGGCCGCGGTGAAGAGGTTGACGTTCGCGTCATTGAGGATGACGCCCTCGCGCGCGAGCTCGGCCGCAACGCGCTGGGCGCGCTGCGAGACGCTGTCGGTGGTGACCTTGTTGCTGTCGAGATACTTCTTGATGGACGACATGATTGCTCCTTAGAACCCCAGCCGAGCAACTCGCTCTGCGCGCGCTGCCTCGACGGGGCTGGGGTTGGACTGCGTGACGACAGTGGTTACCGCCTCGACAGGCGCGGAATGGGTTGGCAGGGCCACAATGAGGTCAGCAACCTGCGAGGGCGAGAAGGAGTCGAGCTTGAGCCCGGGGGCACGGGTGGCCAGTACGGCACGGCGAATCGCGTCGGTTGACAGCGAGTCGGTCTTGATGCCGTGTGTGGAGGCGAGCTCCACAACCGCGGCGCGCTCAAGAACCAGCGCGTCAAGGGCCTTGGGTGAAGTGGCGTCAACCAGCTGAGCCGCAATACGCTCACGATCCGCGGTGAGCTTGGCGACCTCGGCGCGGAGCGAGTCGATGATGGCTACGTTGGCATCGACGACAACTGCGACCTCCTGCTTCACTTCCGGCTTCGCGTCAACAACCACCTCTGGCTTCACCTTGGCGACAGGCGCAACCTCGGGCTTGATTTCGGGCTTCGATTCCATCGCAACTCCATGTGAAGGTGAGGTCGAATCCAAGAGCAACCGCGCGCCAGGGCCAGCGCGCGCAGAGTCGCAGAGGGCGACATGGTTGGCTCTGATCTGAGAAATGGTGGCGTTCACCCTGTGTGCTCTACCCTCGGGGTCCGTCCACGTAATCGGTGGGTCATGGGGAGTACGAACCGCCATGTATCCAGCGGACAACTGCACCTTCCCCGACCCGATCGCCGCGATCGCCTCCGCGTCTTGGATCAGCAGATTCGCCGCAACCCAACCCGGATCCTCGGCAGACGCATGGGCTCTAGACACCGCACCGCGCGCCAGGGCGCGAAACGACTCCGAGGTCACAACACCATCGGCCGGATGCTCAAGCGTAACAGGAGTCGCCTCGAATGACGCGAGGGACTCAGGCGCGAACACCTCGGACTCAGGACGCAGCTCGACCGACAGGCTTCCGTCCCCGAGAACGTACGTCTGTACGCCAGACCGAGCAATGCGAGCGCGACACCGCAATGCACCGGTCGAGTCACGATGCACCTCGATCGCATTCGGCGAATCGAGGCGCGTCACAAGACGCGGAGTAAGCGGAGGAATTGCCATGGTCGGATTATGCGCCGACCATCACCGGTGTAACCGGCTCCTCCTTGTCCTATCCGCGCTTACTTTCCTTCGAGCACAAATAATACGCATTGATGTTGGTCGACGTCAGGAGTGGGTTCACCTCTTCCATCTCATGACGACCCCTGCACACAACGTGGGTCCCATCATCATAAATCAGAGTCCAGTGAGGATAAGTAAATTCAACCTCAACCAGAATGGTCCTGGGCCATGGGCGAGAAGAGCGCGGCATTCCGTCGTACAGTGGGCGCGAGAAGATCACCATTTTGTTTCCTCCACACCAAGTATATTGAGGTCCACCACGCATCGCCACCAATCCTCACCGGCGTCATGACGGACGCAAATCCGTTCCCCCAGATCAACGACTTACGAATCCTACTCGCAGCGACCTTGACTAAACTCAATCGATAAACACTTGATATTGTTCTTGTTTTACCATTCGGGTAGGTACGGTGTCGGGTGCCCAGGGTACCATCTTCTTCTCTCTACGTACCCACCTCAGATCGTCGGTCGGTCGGTCGGTCGGTCGGTAGCCCAGCCAGTCTACACGACAGGGGCGGCCCAGAGCCGACCCGCTGAACAACGAACGAACGACATCAACGAACGCCAGCCAGCACTTAGTGGTGTGGTGAAGGTTGGAGTGGATGAGCACGACAGAGCTGAGATGATTCGTAGGGTGAGTGAGTCAACGGAGCTTTGGGTGTACAAACGACGACACGGAGATGATTCGTAGGGTGGTCAGTGGTTGGTCGGGCCAATGGCCCTCCCTCCCACGGCGACGGTTGGAGCGACCGCGACGGAGCCACGGAGATGATTTGGAGGGTGACAAAAAAAGACGCTGGGCGTCTAAGGCCAAAGCAGATGGCCCGACTCAGAATCATGTGAACCTATCCATGATGCTAGTTACGGAATAACCCATCTCATTGGTCCAGAATGACACAGGGTAATTCGCTGTCGAGGTGTCGCAACTGACGACCCAGATAGCGCGACTCGAGCTTCTTCGCCCCCATGCCCAGATAGCACCCCGAGCGAGATCGTCGTTCCTAGGGCAAATGCGGCGGTCTGCCTGTGGCCCTGGGGGAAAAGAGGCCTGGCACACTTCCAGCAATACCTCGAGTCATGAGGAAGATACTCCACAAGAAGGCAACTCGAGGTACGACGAAGGCGGCAAACGCAATCCGTCTCGCCCTCACGCTTCGCCGCACCGTCGGCCGCCCCCCGCTACCTCCCCCATCACCCAAAGCCTGACCAAAGGAAACTCACATGCTCGCACTTGGCGCAGTAGTTGTTGGACTCTCTGTACTCGCTGGTTTCTGTACCATCGTAGGCCTGGTTTTCGATTGGAGCTGACATGAAGACCCACACGGTCCAGGTCGATCATCTCTTCAACGGCGAAATCTCGTACACCTCACAGCACAAAGTCTCGAGCATGGTAGGTCTCATTCGTATCCTCCGTGGCTTCTTGGTGGGAGACAGGCACGGTATTCGAATCTCCGTGTCCTGGGCATGCGCGGCCGACCTCGGACTTCGCGAGGCTGGCGGTTCAATCTGGGCCAGCGCCTACGAAATCGCAATCGGCAGCATCAAGGGGTAGCACAATGTCCTTCACCTTCTCAGTGACCATCACTCCTCCTCAGTGCTCCACCTTGAAGTCGGAACTCGTGGCGCTCCTCGAAAGCCCAACCACCTTCACCGTGCAGGCGGAATCAGCCGATGAGGCCTGCGACCTCGCATCGCTCTCCATCCCATGGAAGCTCGACCCGCCATATTGGGACATCGAGGCCACGTGGGTTCCCGGCTCTGTACCGTGGTACGCCAGAGGGACTTGACATCGCAGTCGATGTTCGATACATTTACTTCAGGGAGAAAACAAAATGGCAAAGTACGAGGCAACAATCCACACGGAGAATCCATTCATCATCGAAGTTGAGGCTGGGTCGGCTGCAGAGGCGGTCGAGTTCATTGACTCGGTGCACACCGGGCCGGCCGCAGTCACGATAGTCGAGCTCAAAGGCGAGGTGGTGGCCATGCTTCCGGAGTACAAGAACACCTTCCGTGAATGGACACTCGTCTCCACCCCGAGCCCAGCGTCCTACGCCGATGTCGTCAAGATGCTCTGGACGATCGCCGACGGCGTGGGTCAGCGAGATTCGCTCGACACATTCTCTCAATTGATGCGCGTCATCAAAACTCTGGAGTCGCGATGAATGAGCGACCATGGCTGCTCGAGAAGCTCGATGAGCTTCGCAATGATGGGGAGCTGACGAATTATGCTCTTCACTACCACACCAGGACGTTCGCGGCCGAGCAGGAATTGGACCCCAACAAGGTGCTACATGCCGCACTGCGGTACCTGGCCCTGGGCGCGTTCGAGGTACAAAATGCTCGCAAGTGATATGATGTATTCATGCCTGGTGTGTGGTCGCATCACCCCGCTCAGGGTTGAGCTCGATGGATGCCCACCGGCTCCAGCCTGTTGCGACGCGTGTGCACTCATCATCCTGGCGCCATGCGAGGACGAGATTCCATCACCCCCATGCCAGGACACCACCCGGGTAGAGATCGTCGTTCCTGTGGCAACCATGGAGGTCACGCAATGAGCGCCAGCGTTGGGCAGCATAGAATGGTTGCGGCACGGAGGATTGGAGTCCTGGCCACATTGCTGCGACTGCAGCGTCGACAGGAGTTCGTTCGCTGGTATGACATCAGTGCAGCCTACGGCGGGATACCGGACAGCAGTTCTCGAGAAGTCATGATGAGGCGAGATCTCGCCGCGCTCAGTGGACTCAAGTTGGTTACTGGGTCAATTGGATGTTGGTGGGTTGACACGGACCGCATCCATGACTTCGCGACGCACCGACAGTTCGCCCTCGATGACTACGGTCGAGAGCTCTGGGCGATGCTGGCGGCGCTTCACGGGGTGCTCGAGTTCGCTTCGCCCGATCGTATCGAGGCGATGCAGCTATCCGGATATCCGGAGTCCGGGCCGCTCGATCTGCTCGACCTCAAGGCCGCGCCTGACTGTGTGGTGGTGTATGAGGACCTGGGACTTCTCGATGGGTTCGAGGCTCCACCGGCGGCACGCGTCGTGCATTGAGATTCGTCATGGCCAAAATCTACAGCCCGACTGGTGTCGTAATAGGTTACACGGATGACGACGCGAAGCGCGAGGTACTTCAGCCGCGCTTCGAGTTGAGGTGGTGCGCCACTGATGGCGTGGTGTCGGAGCATAGGACCCTGTCCGGGGCCGAGCGAGCTCGGGACAAGATGTTGGGCGACGGTAAGATGGTGTGGGTTTCGTGGGTGTATTGACCGACCGGGCGGTTCCCCGGATACAGCAAGGGAGAAATGAATTGCAGATTTCAAAAATCAAGACTACCGAGGAGATGTGTTACAATCCCGAGGATCGTGGTGGGCGCGACGTGTGTGTCACAGAACGCATCGTGTACGAAGTGAAGTTCTGCAGCCGCGGTTTCGATGTCGCCAGTGGCACTCAGGAGATGGTGCAGTTTCAAATGACGGAGACAGTCGCAGAGGAACTGCTCAAGCACTTGAAGGGGTGGTTGGAGCGGTAGTCTTGGAGTAGAAAGACACAGAGTACCGACCGGGCGGTTCCCCGGATGCAATGTAAGGGAGAGTAGGAAATGGGACGACCCAAGGGAAGCAAGAACAAGAGTCAGAAGAACCCTTTCGATGCGCTGTCGCAGGACTGGCGCGACGCGATGGATGCGCTCGGGAACGACGAGAAGGCGCTTCGAGACCAGATCGCCAAGGTGTCGCTCGACAACGCGGCACTCCGAGAGGCTCAGAAGGAGGACCAGGACCTGGCCGAGAAGAAGGCAAAGGTCGCAAGTGCGATGGAGTCATACACCCCCCACTACAAAGCACACAAGCTCATGGTGGCCTACCTTCGCAATCGACTCGGCGACATCGGCAAGGACACTGGGGACTCTGGGTTCGAGGAGTCGGGTGACGCAAGTGTCGGCGTTGAGCTCTCGATCGTCCGGCCCGAGCCGGCGACGGAGGACCCGGCGACGGAGGACCTCGAAGACCTCATTCGTCAGTCCCTCGAGAACGTCAAGGCCAAGATCGGCGAGCCAGCTTGGGCGCCAGTGAAGTAGCGTAGGGTTGTAGCCAGCCGGACTCGTTCCGGCTCAGCACGGTGTCGCCACGAGCCAGGCAATTCGGGGCAACCTACTTCTTGATGGTCAACTTGGCGGCCATAACCTCAAGCGACTTCGGAAGCATGTCGTGCGTAGACTCAGCGAGCTCAGTATAGCCCGGGTCGCCAGGGCGAGAAACGACCCATGCGTCTCCGATGAAATTCTTGCCATAGATCGGCTTCCAGTAAACAATCATTCCGTATTTGTACCAATATGAGCGATTCATTTATTCTCCGAACTTAATATTGGGGTCGATTGACTTGAGTGTGGAAATCATCTCGTTGACAATTCCATCACCCCATACCGATGCGGCGTGCGCCTTACCTTTGGCGATGGCATGGGCGTAGACTTCCGCGAACGCCTCACGAGGCCCAGTGGTTGGATCTAGGAAGTAATCGTGGGCCCATTTGGTTGTTCCTGGGTCGGGTCGCTTCGTCCATTCCTGCCACATCTTTCGCCACGAATCTGTACCAGACAGCAGTTTCGGGCCAGCCTTGAAATCCAAAACGTGACCATATTCGTGAGCCAAGATGGATTCGGTGCCCAACCCCCCTCCGCTCGCTATAACCAGGTGCTTCTCGCCGATGACCATCCCGGTGACTACCCGGTTCATGCCTTCGATTTGGCCAGCCTCTTCGTAGAAATTCTTGAGTTTCTTGCTGTATCGAATAGCTTCTGGAACCGACTTGGATACCAGGTCGATGTTGAGCGTCGCCCCCTTGTCAACCAATGTCTTGGCAAGCAAAGGCGATGCTTCGGTAACTAGCTGTAGGTCTCGGGTGATGGTTTCGGCTTGAGGGGTTTCCGTCCTTGTGAACCTGAGCGCCTCACCCCAGACCTCACTTGTCGTCTCCGCGGGCTCAATTGTCTCTGGCTCTACAGCTAGCTCTGATTCCGGCTCCACCATTGGCTCCAGCTGTGGCTCTGGTTGGGTTTCTGTCTTCTTGCCGAGATCGAGCACGGGCTCGCAGTAGCAGCGGCATTGGATTTCAGACCCGGGCCAGATGTGCTCGCCACGGAAAAGGATGCCAGTGGCCAGGTCGTACTCTTGGCCTTCGAGCTCGGCATGCTCGTCGCGCACGCGCTCGTCACCCATCGTGCGCCAGATGCCGCGGGTGACACCGAGTTGTTCCATGGTGTCCTTCGACACCTCGGCATTGAGCTTGCCGGTCTGGTCCCGGGCGATGCGTTCAGCGTTTGACTTGCTGACGCCGGCGCGCTCTTGGAGCCTCTTTGCGATGGTCTCCCATCGCGTTCCAGCCTCGAAGCCCTTGGCCACCATCTCGCGCACGTCTTCGAGGTAGCGATCCTCTACCGTGCGAATGAGGTCGACGTTTTCTGCCACCCACTTGTCGACACGCCCATTTCCGGCCACGTCCTTCGCGTCGATGCCGGTGAGACGCTCCACATTGCGCTCTGCCAACTTGACGGTTGCCGTGCCTACCGGCCGAACTGCTCCAGCCAGACGCTGTGCTGGCCACGCCTCTGCCATCTGGCGCTCGACCCCACTAGTCACGTCGGTGGTGATGCCCTCCGCGTCCGAGATGACGTTCGCGATGCGCAGTGCGCGCTCGACCGCGGACTCCGTCTTGTGATGGAGGTCCGCCAGGAAGGGCCCGACGCGGCGCATGTACATCTCGGCCTGGCGGTCGGGATGGATGGGTCGCGTGATGGGGCGACGCCTCACTTGGGCTCCACCTCGCCCTTATTCCCGTCGGGCTCAGGGGCAAGCGACCGGTCCGGCTCGCCGTAGGCCGACTCGGATTGTTCGGCGAGGTCAGGAAATACTGCGGCTCGGACTTCATCCGGGGCGATGGCTCCCGCTTTGACCATGAGGTCGTAGGCCTGTGCGGTCGTCAGGAGTGTCTGGGCCTGCTCTTGGGACGTCGGGGCCCACAGGGGGTTGAATTCGATCTTCCAGTTAGACGGCTCCTTCGCCCCCCACTTGGCGCGAAGTACTCCCTCGAGGGCCGGTCTCACATACTCCGTCTGGATCGTACCAGCAAAGGCGTACCATGCTCTGGTTGAGTCGGCTCCGGTCGCACCGAGTCCTGTCGGTTGCTGCCCCATCAGGACGGGCACAGGGATACGAGAGGCCATCGACAGCCGTTGGGCTGCGCGGTCGAGTAGCTCGGGGAGGCCTGTGACCGGGGTCGGGTGTCGCTCGTACCGTTCGGCTGGAGTGGTGCCATCCCCGGCATCGAGAGGAATGGGGCGATGGAGCGATCGGCTGGCGTCGATGAGCTTGTAGCGCGCCGCAATGGCTGTTGCGCCAGCCGAATCCGTGGACGTCAGGGCTCGGAGGAGGCCAGAGAGCGTAATGCTGCCCTGTGCCCAGTCAGGTAGGAGTCCCAGGGCCTCCGAATACGCGATCTCGAAGTCCTTGATGATTGGAACAAGCGTCTCGAGGATCGGCTGAGACCATCCCATTCGCTCGATGATGCCGCTTCGCGATAGGCCGCGCGGCGCGATACGGACGATACGGGAGTGGTGAATCCTCTGTATGGATGACATCACCATACCAAGGGGTTGTAGGTCGTAGTAGGCAGGGAGGCCGAACGACTTGGATTCGAGTGATGTGACGTACTCCGAGGTTGCGCGCAGCTCGGTGGCGTCAAACACAATGAGGCCCTTGAGTTTGCTTCCAGTGCCCCATGGCTTACTTAGGTCTGCGTCGCTCGACATCAACAGGATTCCAGCACCACCGAGGGCCCTTCCCTTCCGGATTGAGTCGAGTAGCACCGAGTCGATGTCAAGATCTTCGAGCTCAGCCTTCACCTTCTCGGTGATGTCTTCAGTCCCAGAGGTAACCGACCACCCGGGCCGCAGTGCCTCCGACACGGGGGCATCAACGATGAGCTGCGCCACATCGGACGAAGCCCAAAATGCAAGGGCCTCGCTCGGCTGGAGTTTGGACCCAGACAGGCCATACTGTAAGCGCTTGTCGTATTTACCTCCTCCTCCATTTGGCGAGACGAAGGCGTCTTGGATGATTTTCGCCGAGTGGTCCACTGTATCCATCAAGACGATAGACACACCGAGGGCCGTTGGTCACTGGGTCGTCGATATTAACCCACCAACAATGAATGACCCATGTGATTCTACCGTGTGTTGCGGTAGTGGGGGCTGGCACATGGGATGCATGATGATGCTGCATGCAAAGACAAGAGTGGTTGGATTCGCTCAAGAGTGGTGATGAGGTCGCAATGAAGTCGCGGTATTTGCCGGGATTCGGCGGGGAGAGGGGCTGGCAGATCCGACTCATCTCCAAGATCTCGCCCGGACGAACAAAGTTCACACTGTCCGACAATGACCGCGTGAAACCCGAAATGCTCCACCAAGTCACCGACGAGGTACGCGCAAGCATTGATTTTCACACTGCCGCAATCGCGCTGTGCCATGAAGCCAACGTGCTTCGGGATGAATTGACGACAATCGCAAACTACTCCAAGCTCCTTAGGACACAGGACGCGATCGACCTGAAGGCCGAGCTCGTTGGGGTTTTGAATCACATCAGGCTTGGCATACTGTCTGCAAAGTCATTCTGACATGAAGAGGATCGCACAGCAAGTAGATGTCGATGGAATCCGGAAGGCTGTTGAGGTAAGCGCCGGGGACTCCTCGCGAATCAGTGATGCCACGATTCGAGCCATCCATGCCGATGCGGCCCGATTCGCCGCAAGGGCTGGGTACTCGAGGGCCCTCTGTGTCGAGATTGCGAATGACGTGACAGTTCGCGACTTGACCATTATCGTTGGGATGTGACCGACCGGGTGGTTCCCCGGTGAAGGGAGAGATGTATGTTTCCGTATGTGATCGTAATGATTCCGGTGTTCGCATCGTTCTTGTTTCAGGTGTGCTCGGAGGGTAAGTGAATGGCTGATATCGGGAACCTAGTTGTGTCGAGGACGTTTGGTCTTAATGATTGGGTTGAAGAGTCACACGGGAGGGCGGCCGAAAAGGGTTGGTGGGACGATTGCGCATACCGTGGCGAGAATGATGACTTCGAAATCCTGAACGAATGCGTCTACGACAAGATCCCAGAGAAGCTGGCGCTCATCCACTCAGAGGTCAGTGAGGCCCTCGAGGATTTCCGCAACGGCACAATGGTGACTGACTACGAGGAGAACGGGAAGCCAGTTGGCTTCAATACCGAGCTCGCCGACATCTTGATTCGCGTGTTCGACCTTGCAGGGGCGTTGGGTATCGACCTCGAGAAGGAAGTGCGCATCAAGTCGGACTTCAATGAGACCCGCCAGCGTCGCCACGGCGGGAAGCGCTGCTGAGTTGAACCGGGGGTCGCGTAGGCGCCGAGTGGGATTCGAGACCCACGCCACCATTGCCGCACAAGGGAGAAACACATGATCGAGAAGCAGCTTCGTAGGAGAGACGTGCTCACGAAGGATGACATGTATGAGCGTTGGCAAGCCATGGAGTTCGGAAACCGGCCGCGCTCATGGGAAAGCTTCGAAGAGTGGAATGCAGATTGGACCTACATGGGTCCGGTGGCCATTCGATACTGTGAGCCCGACAGCAAGCGCAAGGCCTATGGTGTTCGTGTTGGCAAGGTCCTTGATACACTGCGTGAACTCGGTGGTGAAATCTCGAAGTACCGCTTCTCTGAGCAATCGAATCTCGATGATGTGGTGATTCAAGGTGAGTTGACCGACATCTATGGCGGGGTGTTGTTGTCGTACACCCACGCCAATAAGCCGATGTCGAAGGTGCGGGACACACTCATCGACGTGCGAGGCTCGGCCGCGATGGCCACGCTCGACCGCTGGCTTGACCCGTGTGACGCGGAGGATCTTCGCTACCTGCTCGCCTCCTACCCGAGGCACGTCATCGAGTTCGGTTCCTACCGACGGCCGTTCGGGGTGTGTCATCGACGCATGTGTGTGTGGGAAGTGCGCAAGTACTGACGGAACGATGAGTGCATGGAGCTGTGGCCATGAGGAAGAAGAGCCGGAAGAGCAGTCACCACAGCAAGCGAGGCAGCTCGAAGGCCAGGGCAAGGCGTCGCTCATACCTACTACACGTCTACCAATCTGACGTCGGGGTTGGTACGTGTAGATGTTACAGGTGTGGCGCAGTGTTGACGGAAAACACAATTACAGTAGATCGAATACTCCCGGGATGTCTCGGTGGGTCCCATGTGCGCGCAAACATTCGCCCGGCGTGCGGTAGGTGTAACTCGGAAACGGGCGGAATGCTGTCAGGGAGAAACCGATGATTGAAGTCCACGCGGAGACTCGAGTTGTCAAGTTCCCCACCCTCGCCCGAGCGATTCACTACCTCGAGGACGCAAAGCGCCAGGTACGCAAAGCAAATGACGTGCTCGGGAATGTATATCTCGTCGACACGAAGGCCACGGAGTCGTACACCGCGAAGCACCCGAATCGCCTCAAGGGTCCGGTGTTCGTTCGCCGGCCAGGAACCTACGTGCCGATGGGTTTCGAAAAGGCATGGGGAAATGTGGTCAGTGTTCTTGGCTTCATTGATGCATAGGCCCAAGCCATGACCTGGAACATTCGACGCAGTGCGCTTCCGAACGACCGCAGATTCACGCTCCCCAGCACGATCCAAGCCGTGAAGAATCTCGTAAAAATCGAGGAGTTCAGTCTTGATGTCGCGGCTGAGCCACTCTCGCACCACGCGGAGAAGTGGATTGGTCCGCTCGGTGAGCCCGGGCAGGGAGGGTGCGTTGGACTCGATGGGATGGTGGCAGCGTGGAGCGGACACGTCTTCTGTAACCCGCCATGGAGCCAGAAGGATGAATGGGTGGCCAAGGCATGGAGTGAGTGGTCCTCAGGGCTCCCGAACACCATCACCATGCTGCTTCCGGCGACGACAGATCAGGCGTGGTGGCATACGTTCGTTGAGCCGCATCGAATCAGCGGCGCCCTCGGTGTGCGGTTCATGGAGACACGCACCAAGTACGGCAAGCCCGAGGATCCGACCGGCAAGGATCAGGGGAGTCCGCAGTTTGGATCGGTTATCCTCCATTGGTCGTGCGTTACTCCGCGAGACGCTCATGCCGGATTGAGCATGAACCATGCGGCCTGGTGACAGGGTCGTCCACACGACCGGAGAGTTCGGCATTGTCGTTGGCATCGGCCGCACCATCAACGGCTTCGCCGGACTCGTCACGGTGGATTGGGAGCTCGGGGGAGAGGTGTGGGGGCGGTCGGATGCGCCGCAGTGGTCCCTGACGGTATGCCCACCCAAGGCCGAGATGGGTCGTCAATGCGCACCCGTCGACACCAAAAGACCCGTCGCAGCCAAACCGAAGCAGCTGGATATGTTCGGATGAGTCGGTGGATCGATTCCTGTAGTACAATCAGGCATGAACACAAAACAACCAGTGCAAGATGTCAGGATTACGCACACGCTACACGACGGCGACAAGAGCCTCAGGGTGCGCATGTATGACGGGCGCATCCTGGATTCCGGGGGCTGCGAGATTGGCGCTTATGGCTTGACATGGTGGCACGGAGAGCCCATGCTCTCTGAGATTCGGTTGCACGACCGCCAATACACCAGCCCGCGGACCGTATGGGTGGAGTGTGTAGGGGCCGCATAGTACCGACCGGGCGGTTCCCCGGATGCAGTGTAAGGGAGAGAAGATGGAAAAAGGAAAAATCAGTCACAGGCCACTGGAGATCGAGGGGGCACTCTATACCGAGATCACCAGGACGTACAAAAACTACACAATCCGACAGACGCTGGCGGAGGGAAACCCGCGCGAACCATGGACGCTGACCAGTGCGCTCAGTGATGGCGAAAGCGTGTTGTTCGCCTACTCGGGCATGTACGAAACACAGGAGTCCGCCATTGACGTGGCTGATGAGCACCTGAAGCAGGCCAATCGAATCATCGTTGGGAACTTCTCAAAGAAGGGTGGGTGATACATGGAACTCGACAAGGCGGAGCTCGAAGTACTGGTTGCGCGTGTGGCACAGGACGAAGTCTCGAAGGTGCTTGGTCGGATTGTGGCGGAGTTGACCGTCAATGCTGAGGCCATTTCCGAGATCGAGTATGCGCTTGAGGCCTTGGGTCTCGACCCGGACGAAGAGGACGATGGGGCCAAGGAGCCGGATTCCCTGGACGAGTTCATTGCCGGGCGTACAGCCTCCAACCCCGAGTTTACCAAGATGGTGGCCATCGCAAGCGCAGCCCTGGCCGAGGAGGCGAAATGCAGTTGACCGACGCAGTGAATGGGCTGTTCGAATGTCTCGGCGGTGTCCTCCTTTGGATGGGTGTCCGCCGGCTGTGGATCGACCGAGAAGTCAAGGGCGTCTACTGGCCCGCGACGATGTTTTTCGGTCTGTGGGGTTGGTGGAACCTGTTCTACTACCCCAACCTCGGGCAGTGGCTCTCGTTCCTTGGGGGACTCGTCGTTGTGTCGGCCAATACGACATGGGTGGTGCTGTTCTTGGTGTTCCGGGCGAAGAAGGCTGCACATGACCCACTTAAGGAATACATGAGTCAGGGCCGATGACTCACCAACAATGAATGACTCACCTGGCCCTCGGTAACCACTCGGTTGCCGGGGGCTTCTTCTTGGCATGCCGCAAGCAACACGTGGATGCATGGAAACCAAATTCATCAACGGAGATGTTGTGATGGTGTCGAGGTTCGGTCAGTCCGTCAGTGGTGTCGTGACGGGGCGATTCGACTATCCGGTGACATCGGGGTACCCGGGCGGAACACGTGACTACAGCGTCGCGCTTGTCACGGGTGAGCTGGTGTGGGCACATGAGAGTCGCATCATGTTTGTAAGAAGTGCCTTTCTTTAGAGACCCACTGACGACGAATGACTCACTCGGCCCTCGGTAACCACTCTGTTCCAGGGGGCTTTAAGTTGGCAAGGGGGATGCAGAACCAACGACCATGATTACCACAAACCCGAAGCAAAATGCAGTGCGATATGCCACCTCGATGATGCTGAGCATTGAGGATGACGAGCAGACTGGTAGCGTGAGGCACACCGACAGCACCTTCGAGACTTGCCAGCGGTGCGGCGGCAGTGGCTGCAAGACGCACGAAGTCGCCCCATGGGTGCGCCCGGTGGCCAAGCTCGATGGAGGCTACGTCGAGGCTGAGGTGACCGTGACGTGCGACGCGTGCGGCGGGAGCGGGTTGGTGCGGTCGTGACTCCGGAGCAGGTTGAAGTGTGCTGCGATGCCATGAGGGAATCCGGGGTGCCGGATGAGCTTGTATCGGAGATCGTCGAGGCACTGTGGCTACAAGGTCGGCCAGTGAGACTCTGTGTGTCTAGGACGATTCCCAGGGAATTCGATGTATCGACGGTGGACTTGGTTGGGAGGCATATGTTTCGCGAACTGGCCAAGGGGATTCTCGATAGGGGCCTGGCCAAGCGGTCAGTCGTGGTGGTGAATGGAGATACAGTCCTTGGGCTTAGGATTGATGTGGTTCCACCTTGTCCACGGTATCCGCACGGATAGTTGGCTCGCTTCATGCATGACAGAAACACAGCAAGGGAGAAAACATGGATAAACGATTCAAGGTGGGTGATGCAGTTCGCGTTTGGCGACTCGGAGACTCGGTGGACGGGATCGTCACCGGTCACTTCGACTTCCCGGTGACGAGCGGTTATCTCGGCGGGAGAACCGAATACAGAGTCTCAACAAAGGAGTATGGGCTGGTGTGGGTTGTTGAAGGAAGAATCATGAGGGCAGAATGAAAACATACAACCCAAAGTCTGTTGAGGTGTGGTGTGGCGGAGTCCGAGTGGACGACAAGCAGTCCTTCGAATGGAAGGCCACAGAAGTGAAGTCCGATCCGTACATTCAGACGTACTCACACAAGAAGCTACACCTCTTCAACCCCAAGCCCGAGGAGATTGAGCTCGAGGACATCCCCCATGCCCTGGGCCTCAAGACGCGCTACACCGGGCACTGCAAGTTTCACTACAGTGTCGCACAACACTGTGTGCTTGGAGCCAACCTGCTCGAGGATTCGCACGGACCATGGTCGGCGCTCGCCTTCCTGCTACATGAGCTCGGGGAGGTGTACCTGCCGGACATCGCCTCACCCCTCAAGCCCCACATCAAGATCGAGGTTGAACCCGGTGTGCTCATGGGGTGGAAGGAACTCGAGAGGCGGCACGAGGTCGCCATTCTCGAGGCTCTCGGATTGGACCTCTGGCTCGCACGTCTCCATCACCCCATCATTAAGGAAATGGACAACTCGATGCTGGCCGCCGAAGCCAACGCCATCATGTCCCCACTCATCCCGGGATGGGGGGGCGATGCGATGCGGAATCCCGCGAAGACCGCGATCGTGATGTGGGAGCCGGAGGCCGCCGCAGACGTGTGGCTCATTACGTACAAGTACCTACGCAACATCATCGGCTAGCCGAAGTGCGCGAGCGATCTGCTTGACGGGAATAAATCACCACGTTACACATTAAATCAGAAAGGAAGCAAAAATGAAGGTCACAAAGCTGACGAGTCAGGTCCTCGGTACCACCAACACCACAACAACCTACTGCATCAACTCGGAGGGTGAGGTATTCACGATCAGTGAGGCGGAGTTCATTGAGTTGCGCAATCTTGTTCGCGAACCGAATACCAGCTTTCCGCAATACGTCATCACCGAGATCAGGGCTGGGCGCAAGATTGACGCCATCAAGGCGCTTCGCGAGCTCCGCGGTTTGGGTCTCAAGGAGGCCAAGGACGCTGTCGAGAAGTGGGCCGACGACAATGGCGTGAGGTGGCCCACCATGCCTCCATCGAGCTACTGATGAAGAAACCCAAGTTCAAGTCCGGCGATGTCATCGTGAATGCGTCTGTCGTCAGTGGTGACAAGTACACCTACATCAATGAGGATGGGCGAGGAATCATCTTCGGGGTTCGGGTGGGCTGCAAGAAGGAGCAGGTCTTGCAGCTCGGTGAGCGGGAGGCGTACGAACTTCATACCCCCTGACGACGAATGACTCACTCGGCCCTCGGTAACCACTCGGTTGCCGGGGGCTTTAAGTTGGCAAGGGGGATGCAGAACCAGCCACCATGGAAGCCATCTTCGCTCTCGCCATCGTCATCATCCTTCCGGGTATCGGCCTCATTCGCCTCGCATTCAACATCTGACGAAAGGTAATCATGCACACAGTGTACGTAATGTCTGGTATCCCGGGTAGCTGTAAGTCCTCGTACGTCAAGAGGCACATGCCGATGGCGGCCATCGCTTCTGCCGACTCGTACTTCGAGCGCTCTGGCGCATACCGCTTCGACGCGAGCAAGCTCAGCCTGGCGCACCACCTCTGTTGGCAGAGGTTCGTTCAGCTGGTGTCTCGCGGGTATGGCGAGGTGGTGGTCGACAACACCAATCTGACATGGGCGGACTGCTCTCGCTACGTCAACAAAGCCCTGGCCTGTGGCTACGAGGTGTTCTTCGTCAGGATGGAGGTCGACACCAAGACGGCAGCAGAGCGCAACACACACGGGGTCAAGCCCGAATGTATTGAGCGCATGGCCATGAAGAAATTGGAGATCCCACCCGAAGTACTAGGGCATCGGAAATTCCACTACGTTAGAGTTGACACATGAGCGGCCGCATCGCCGATGTTCGACACCTCCACACCCAACGTCACGGTCTGGCATGGAGGTATGTTGATGTCGTGAAGTTCTCCCTGTTGGCGTTGTGGTATGGCGCCTCAATGATCGCGGCTGGCCTTGCGTGCGCACTGCGCGCCCTGCTTTGGTGGCGGCATGTCTGACCATCCACCCTTGAAGCTCTGGGACTCGGTGCAGCGCGGAGGTGACGGGCCCATTGGCCTGGTAGTGGTGGCCGACTCCGAACTCGTCATCATCGCCTGGCCGCAGACGGACTGTGGGTGGACGTACTACGAGACGATTCGACTGACGACTTGACAGCACCAACCATCCTCGTTACACTTCAAATCATGGCTCGCTGGCTCGACATGTTTCAGTGTATCACCCTCGCCACGGGGATCGTGGCCGCAGTGGCATGCATCATCTGGTGTGTATCGTGACTACAATCACACTCACATTTCTTACGACGGGGTCTCGCGCTGGGCAAGCTGTTCAGGAGTTGTGGGCGGAGGATTTGAACACCGCCAAGATGGGCGCTGGTCCGGCCGACAAGCATCGTATCGCGCTGGAGATTGAGAGGCGCAAGAACACCCCCGGACTTCGCAGGGGCTACGCTATTCGAAAGGGGAAGTAAAATGAGCGGAAAAAACACGGAAATCCCAGTCACCTACAGTATCGTCATCAAGCGAACGAATGGCGGCGTTCTCGAACTGTGCCTGAACGAGGAGGAAATGAGCGCCCTATACAATGCGGTAACCAGCGCTCCGGTGGGTACGTGCCAATGCTGGCACTGTCGAGCTGCGCATGCGCCTGGCGCACAGCCGTCAACAAAGGGGAAGTAAAATGAGCGGAAAATGGCAGAAGGAAGTCCCGGCAGTCAGCGGTCAGTACCACACGGCCAACTACCTCGGGGAGTACGCCGGGATCAGGACGGTGGCCTACGACAAGCACGGAAACCTCGTGTATGCCGATGGTGTTCCCGGTGGGATGTGGGGTGGATACTGGCACACGACTCCGATTGTAGCACCGAAGTTCGACGTCGACCTCTCGCCACTGGGATTCAAGCACCACGTCGGGGTCGACCCGTTCACCGGGCTCCCGAATGGACAGGAATGGTGGAGCGTCAGGACCCCGGATGAGCTGCTTTTGGCGTTCAAGTAGATCACATCAACCCAGCAAGTAGCGTGTCGACCGACGATTGCTGAACTTCGCCAGTGGCCGGTGCTTCCGAGAGAAGGCGGGAGCACGCGAGCGACAGCGTGTCCACGCACTCGTCGTGTAGGGCCCTGGGGAAGGAGATGACTTCCTTCCGGAAGGCCTCGCACCACGTACCACCCTCAGGAAACAACACGGCTCCAGACTCGAGGTACGGCGTGATGGCGCGCAGCCTCGTCTCCTTCGGGCCGTGCGGCGGAACACCCACAATGTACGGAATGCGCAGTCGAAGCGTCTGGACGATAGAGCGGCCGCTCGCCGCTGCCTCGACGTAGATGCTGGTCGGATTGTACAGCCTTATTGCAGCCTCGACGTGCTCAATTTGCTTCGGAAAATCCCACACGCCAGTCTGGTAGTTAAGCAGGCGTAGCGTGGCGCCCTTCTTCGATACGACGAGGAGTCCGCTCGGGTCGTTGTCGGAGTTCTCGCCGTGCGAGCTGTCGACAATGACGAACGTCTGACTGCCCGCGGGGAGCTCGCCAGTCCACGTGTGCGCCAACCACTCAGGTTTCACGATGCCACCTGATTGTGGGATGGGGTCCTGCATGTACTGGGCGGAGAATCCAGCGCTGCCGAGGGTCGCCTTCTTCTGAGCCAGGGTGCGCTTGGAGAGGCGCTTGGGCGCGAGGAGCTCGTCCCCCTTGCGCGGATCCGTCCACACGGGCGTCGACGTTCCTGGGCCAACGGCGGGCATCACCAGGGCGGTTGCGCCTCTGGCCATGAGGATGGCGGGGAGGTCGGCCTCGTGCAGGCGCTGGGCGATGCAGACTTCGAGCTTGTGGTTCTCGTTCTTCCAGCGCGACATCAGCACTTCTTCGTGCCACTCGTTGCGCGCAAGGATTGCAGGCGTGTTGTTCGAGTCCTTCGCATCCACGAGGTCATCAACGATGATGACGTCTGCGTGCGATCCGGTGATGCTACCGCCGGCGGAGACGCCGATTCGTTCCCCCAGGGCCGTCGTGCGCATCGACAGCTTGGAGGCAGTATCCTTGGACAGCTGCACGTACGGCCAGCGAAGGCGGAACCAGTCGCTCTTGATGAGGAGGCGGAACTTGGCGCTGAAGCGGTTGACTAGTGCGGCAGTGTGCGACACCGCGATGATGGTGGCCGACGGATCGCGCGCCCACAGCCAGGCAGGCCAGATGACGTTCGAGAGGAGCGACTTCGAGGAGCCCGGCGGGACGTTGATGACGAGTGTGTCGATGGGCAGCGAGCCGTCTGTCACTGCTTGAAGGTGAGTGGTGATGGCTGCCTGTGGCAACTCGTACACCATGGGCTGCGGACACACAACCGGCCACGCCGCACACGCGAAGCGGTCGAAGTCCTCGAGGAACTCAGTTGCCTCTGTGGCCAGGATGCTCACAACTCCCCTTCGAGGTACGCCAAGATGACGTCTCCATGGCAGGGCCCGGGGTGACAGAAGCAGCCCAGCCGCTTGCCTCGCAGGGACTCCAGCTTGGCCTCGAACTCCTCGTCCGTCATTGCGCGATACTTCAAGTACATCGAGTAGCACGGCAGCGTAGCTCCGGCCGACATGTGTGTCTCACCACACACTGGACACACCTCGCCGATCACCACGGGGTTGCCGAAGTAGCCGGTGTAGCCCTTACCCTTGCGCCCAATGTAGACGTCGAAGGGCTCGAACTTGAGGTTGACGACGGAAGTCACAGGGAGAGCTCGGCCAGCCTTAGCTGACATGGAGGATGTGCAACTACCGGGTGCGTACCAGCATACAGTCGCGCATCCCTGTCTACAGGCCAACAGTCGACGCCCGGGAGACCCGAGTAGCATCCGTCTGCCTGAACGTAAAGGGCCGCAATCATTTCTGCAATTTCTCGGGAATCGAGGTGGTGTCGGCCGACGCGTTCTCGCGGTAGCGCGACATGAGGGCCAGCTTGGGCGACGGCGCAGACGGGATGTCGAAGACCTCGTCCTCCTTCGTCCCCTCGGGTGCTGGCAGCTTGATGAGCGTGTCCAAAATGACCTTCAACAGTGCGACCTGTCGGCCGAACGTCTGCTGAGTCGTGCCGTCGGCCGTGTCAGTGCGCGCAGCCGCGATGCACTGCGACATCAACGCAGGTCCGTCACGGCGAGCGATGGTGATGAAGGGATGTAGCGCCTCGTACGCCCCCATCACCCTGTTGGCGTGCCGTTTAATCGTGGTGTCAGTCGCAACGCTCATGACCGATGCGAGTCATAGACCGCTAGAAATGTAACGCAAAAACCTACGATCGATTGTTCCGATATTCACCCAGTATCAACCACACGATCGTTAGCGCCATGCACAGCCACACCCATTCTGGAGTAGTCACGATGTCTCCCTATAGTGGGTCCTTCGACATGAAGCCATTGAGGTAGGCCTCTGCTTCACACTCCGACATGCCGAAGACGAGAAACTTCAGCACAAGATCGACCACATCCTTCCTGAGTTTGCGTCTGGAGACCTCAGCCCGGTCGGCAACTCCGAGGTCGTACATGTACTCAATTCCCTCACGAACATCCGCCTTGTCACACATCGGTGATCCCCATGTCCGAGAACCATGTCTCGGGTTTTCTGTCGTTCGCTGCCGCGATCATAAGGATCGCATCCATCTGACTTCTGGTCACATTCAGGTCGAGTGTGGGCTCTGGCTCAGCCTTCCAGTAGTGGACCCAGCCGGATGAATATGGCTTCGGCTCGCCAGCATTGGCGGCAGCCCATGTGTGGTCGTATGCTTCACACGAAACCAACTCCCCATTCCTCTTGACCCAACCGGTGAACTCGATAAGGTTTACGTCCGTTGTCTTGGGCATGCCGATACACAATGCAATCCGCACTCCAACTACAAACCCCCGACAACCTTGATGGTCATCGGGGGATTCCTGGGTCATTCTTTGACGGTGGGTGCCGAATGCGCTACGTCTTGAAGGCCTTAAGCTTCTTGGCCGCGCGCTGACGCCATCTCCACGCTGTCATTCGCGACACGCCGTAGTACCCGGCAATCTCAGTGTCGGTCCTCGAATCAGACCACATCTCCACCAGATCTGGTGGGAATTCCCACAGTCGATCCGAAGCCCCAATTGCGTCGTGAGTAGGCTGTGTGGTGGATACCGACCCAACATCCTCAGGATTCCATTGTTTCTGATGAAGTCCGAGGTCGGCCGGGTCCCACATCTGTTCGACGTGCACAAGCTCGACCGCCGACTTCGTGGCGATGATCTTGCCACGGGATGCGAGAGCCCGCCGCACCGACAGGATGGCTGCCGAGCACGCAAGTGGCCAGTCCTTGCCCTTCCGAATGTACTCAAGGTAGGTGAGCGCCACGAGCTGGAGCTCATCGTCCGAGAGAACCCCGGGGAACTGCGCCATTGCTGAGCGCTGACAGAGGTCGATTCCGACTTCATCCGGGATCGGCTTCGAAGTGTCGAGGTCGTATGTTTGCTGTCTCATGGTGTTACCCACACAGGCGCAGAGAGGGAGAGACCGTGCTTCGGGTGGATGACGAAGAAGGCCTGGCGCGGAGGCTCGGGCGAAGCAGCCAGGAACTCGGCGAACGTCGAGTAGCCAATCAGGGACCCATTGACGATGAAGTCGCCTCCATTGATGAGGGTGTGGAAGTGGGCGAGCAACGTCAGGTCGGCCTTGATGGCCTTGTCCCAACCCATGATCTTCTTTCGGACTGGGATTGTGACACCACCCACACCGCCCTGGTACCCGATCTCGTACCCATGACACAGTCTCATGGTGAAATCGCCAATCCGGCGATAGGTTCGAGCCCCCGCCGCTGGCGTAAGGTCGACCCTGGGGTTTCCAGCGAATTTGGCCACGAGCCCGCGATACACGATGGTTTCGAGGGAGGTCCCGACTGGACGACAGCGCATCTTGTCTGTCAACCTGCCGTGGTTTCCACACACCAGGTCCCCGACGATCTTGAACTTGGAGTTCCGCAGCCAGTAGTTGATGCCGCTGGCCAGCAAATCACCAACGAAAATCGCCGCTTCGACCGGGGTCATCGAATTATTCTCAACGAGGTCGTCATGGATCCACCCACTGATGAGGTCGCCAAGGACCGCCCAGTAGAGCACGTCGATCTTCGAGTCTCGCGCCGCGCCCTTGGCCAGGGAGAGGGAGTTGACAAAGAAGGCCTCCATGCGCTGTTGCGCGACCATTGGGTTGAAGGCATTGAGCCCGTTCACGTGCTCGGGTTTCACTACCTCATCGACGTGCAGGTCGCTGGTGATGACGCACGCAACGGCCGAATTACGCACTCCCTTGGGGGCCCGAATACTGTGGATCCTGGGCGCGCGAACCGCATTGATGGCGTCGACCTCTCGCGACAGGCGGGAATGCTCGCGCTTCAAATACCGGATCTCGGCTGGAGTCATTTTCTGTGTTGTCATTAGTAGTTTCTCACTTCCCAGATTACGACATTTCGGTTAGGTGTGTTACCAAGGCAGCGCGTGTAGACAGCGAGTTCGATGACGTGTCCCGGGTACGACTCGAACAGGCACTCAATCTCATCGAACGAGCCCTGAGTGCAGATGGAGCGAATATACTCCTTAACTCCGACACCGACGGCATGGCGGCCGTGCCGAGACAGTGCGGCGCGCATGGGTTCCTTGCTGAATGAGTGGTAGAAGTACCACCCACCAACACCTTCAACCAACTCCCCCTGGACGATGAGCTTGCACGGCGAGTTTGGGTCATACTGCTCTGGTGTGCCCTCACACACGATCTGTTCCTCAAGTGAAATACCAGAGGACCTCAACACATCAACAATGTCCCAAGGGTCGACAGGCATCTTGAAGTCACCACCGGGAACAAGACTCCGAATGCCGACAAACGGCAAGCAATTGATGTAATCCCAGGTACGGAAATCAGATGACAAGTACTCATCTCCAGTCCACGCCCCCATTCGGTTTCCGAGTTGACCCGACAGCCATAGATCGTAGAACTGCCTCTTTGTGTTTATTTGCATCATCTCTCCCTACTTCTTGATGTGCTCTTCATACTCCGTTGTGAACTTCTCTCCTACCGCGCCAGCCTTCTCGAGTGCCTCCAATACACCGCGAACCTTCGCTGCCTTCTTGCCCTTCTCGAACCCAGAAACCTCAACCCCGCGCTCGATACCTGCCTTTGATGTCTTCTTAGCGACCGCGGCGATCGCGCCCTCCGCCCCAAGCAACTCAACAAGCACGGGCCATGCAACATCTGCGTCGTACGTCTTTTGAGTCCCAACCACCGGGCCCCACACCCTGCCCCCACCAACGTCGATTGGGTACTGAGCGGCATAGGCCATGAGGGCACGCCCAACATCATTTACGGCCGTCTTTGCCGCCTGGTAGCGGACAAGCGCCTGAGTCGCCATCTCTGGAGTCAGCATCGACTTGATGGTCTTCGCCAACCCGGGATCCGCCAGCGCCTGGATCTGCGCAGTGTACGCCGGACAAGCCCAGCGCCCCTTGCAGCGGCCGCAGTGGCGCCCGGGGAGTGGGTTGAGCTTCCCCATCTCCCCGTATTCCTTTGATGCCTCGATGACGCGGTCGCACACCAGCGACAGCTCACCCTGAATCAGAGATAGGTCGAAGCTGTCTAGCTCCCCACGGTCCCACCATGTTGCCGAACCGGTTGCATGCAGGATGCCCACCACGGCGGAGGAGCATCCGTGGGTGCGACACACCATGAGAGCCAATGTCCGAAGCTGCCTTAGGTCGACGGCCTTTCCGGTGTCGGAATGACCAGTCTTCAGGTCGTCGATATGGGCGACATCGCCGTCGATGCGCACATAGTCTGCGGTTCCGTACACCAGCATTCCGGTGCGCGGGTAGTTGCGATCTAGATGGTGCCCAACCCGAGCCGCAACCTGTGCGTATGGATCCCAGGAATACGTGACCTCGGACTCGGAATACACAAGGGGCTCAAGGTGCTCGTCATCGATCGAGTCGAGCCAGGCCTTTGTTTCGGGGTCCGTCGGGGGGCCACCGAATCCAGTGACACGATTGTCGAGCGCCGCATGACGAAGAGTTCCCGCCTCCATCGCATCTGATGTCTCTAGCGCCGCCGGAATCACTTGAGATGACGGACACCTTTCGGCGATGTCGACGGCACTTGCCGTCGGAAGAGTCGGTAGAGTCACGACTTGACCTCGAGCGCGCGGAGCTCGGTCTCGCGGGCCTTGAACGCCGCTCGCAACGAATCGAGCATGGGCTTGGTGGTCGCCGGGTCGGCGTGCCCAGCGAATGATGGACCGATCTGGAGCCCGAGCTGCTGAAGGGCCCTGATGTCGGTCGCGGCCTTGATTTTCTCTGCGTGTTCGGCGCACTTATCGGCCAGGGTGGGCCCGGCGGCCGGCGGAGGAGGTGGGGGACCATCATCCACAGCAGCCTTCGCCTGTGCCTGTGGGGCCGGCGACTGGTTCGGCTTCGAGTACTGCGTGACCTGGGCCCTAGGGGTGGGAGAGGGCTGGCGACGCTCGACCGTGTTGGTGCTGGCGGCCGCCGCAAGCCCGTCATCGTCGTCATCATCAGAGACGACGCCAAGCATCGCAGATAGGGCGTACCGACGGGCATAGGACAGGGCCGACCCGATGCCCTGTGGAGTCTGCTGGGCCACGGGCATCTCGATGAGGCTAGACACCCAACCGCCAGACGCGTGTTGTAGGCGAGTCTCCACAAACACTTTGCGCTCCCCGATGCTCGGCAGCTGAATGACCGAGAGGCCATTCTCCGCCAGCGGCTTGCGCACGACATCCCAGATCGCAGACAGCGTGGCGTATTTGAATGAGTAGGTCCCTTTGACCTCGCGGTCCTTTCCGACACTACTGAGTGCGCCCTGACATTTCGCCAATGCCGCAGCAAGCTCGGGCGTGAAATTCGACTGGATCTCTTCGGCCATGTGTTTTTCTCCCTACGTTGTACTACATTTAAAATGGAAGCTCTTCGTACGCCAGTGACTCAAACGGCACCACCCCGCTCGGAAGCAGGTCTGATTCGACGAACGGCCGATCTCCGCGACACGTGAGTGTCTTGGTGACATCGAGACCTTCACCACTAAGCTCGAGATACCATCGACACCCACACTCGCCCTCAACCATCACAGATAGAATCGGGTCAACATGGACACCAAAGTCATCCTCAAGGAAGCGCTGATCCTTTGAGAACCTGACTGACGCCGCCGGTCCGAACTGCTCATCAATCACTCGGAGTGCCACATTTAGCCCCTCGAGTGCTTCCGCAAGATCACTCATGACCGTTACCTTTCGTGTTTTGCGATTTCAGCTGCACGAATGGTGCCACTGTTCGCCCAAGGCAATCCACAACCCTCAATCCATCCTCGGATCTATGGAACCCGTGAATACCCTTGACCGACATCATACCACCACACACGCCACACTCGACGTACGTGCGCATAGCGATGAACACCTCGTCCCAACACCCGTCGGGCGGAGGGATCGGCTCCTTCGGTTTGTATCCGGGTGGATATGGTGCTCCAGTGATGATTGGTTTCGACTTCTTGGCCATGGCAGAGCGTGTTGCAGGTTTCGTGCCCAAAAAACGACCTCAGCATTTGCCCTAGGAGCGACGATCTCCACTAGCCCGGTACCTCGGCATGGGGGAGAACGAATTCAGGACACGTCATGGGTCGTCGATATTAACCCACCAACAATGAATGACCCATCAAAACATCTCGGACTTCACTCGGAGAGACAATGGGCATGGGACATGCATCACCAGGACACCAATGAGTCAACCCAGTTCCATCGACATCGGGGCACTCCAGTCGATTACGGATCTGTCTCAGATACCAAGCGAGGCACAGGCCGCAATCAGGCTATCCGGACTCACCATTGAGGATATACCGGAGAAGGTACGACCTGTATGGTCGATGGTGTTTGACATCATTCGAAGCGGGAATACGGTCGACTCGGCGGTTGTGGCCTCCATGCTTGAGCGCACCAACCGACAGGATCTGATTCCGTATTGCGTCGAAACCGTTGGATTTCCGATGTGTGCCTCTAGCGCCCTGGTAAGGTGCGTAGAGGTACGCAAAAACGCAGTGCGCGAAAGAGCCATTGATGCGGCCCGATCGGCCCTGCGACAGCTCGAGAGCGGAGTTGATCTACCAACGGCAGCAATTACCCTGGCCCAAGCAAACGACATCGCGGGATCGGCCACCACAGGAAGTAGGGTGCGCAACTGTAGGGGGAGTGCAGTATCGCACATTGAACATCTCGAAGCGCGATGGGCCGACACAGCCCCGAAGCCGCTGATTACCGGGTGGCCAGACTTCGACGATGATATTGGGCTCATAAACAATCTAATCGTCATCGGGTCGCGCGCTGGTGTAGGTAAATCTGCGGTCGTTGCCGGTCTAGTCAGGCAGTGGTTGAGTTCTGGCGTGAAGGTGGGTATCCTGTCGTATGAAGACGATACTCGCAACCTGATTGCGCGCCTAGTGGCGCAGCGAAGCGGGTCGGATCTCAGGACGGCCTCCGGAGATCGTCCGGGTACCGAGCACGAGCGACTCGAGATAGCCAGCGCGCTTGAGTGGTGGAATAACGTAGAGGGCCTACTGGAGTCGGACGACGAGCGCCCCCCTGGCACCATTGAAGATGCCGTTGCCAGCGTTCGTGAGATGGTCAAGCGCGGCTGCAAGGTGGTCATTCTCGACAACCTTACATGCCTGAGGTTCGGCGGATCATCCGAGCGATTCGATCTCGAGGTGTCGCGAGCCCTACTTGACCTTCGAAGCGAGGCTCAGGCTGGAAATATTCCCGTAATCGTCGTGGGTCACATCAAGCGCGGGCAGACAGAGGCAGAGGAGAGCGAGAGGCCCCCGCGCATGAGCGACTTCAAGGATTCGTCGGGGTGGGAGAATTTCGCACGTGTCATGCTTGGGTGCTGGAGAGATGAAAATAGATTGATGATGAGAATATTGAAGCAAACGAACGGCCCATCTGGCATAGATTTCGAGCTTGAGGTTGCAACTCGAGCGGCTGTTGTTGTAGGATGTACGAGAGCAGTAAAACCGACCGGGCGGACCCCCGGGACAGGGAGAGACGAAAGATGAGCAATCTCACACTCGCAGCAGCATGGGACGCAGTCACCAAGGGCGCGGTCAAGTTCGCCACCGATCAGATCGACACCAAGGCCTTCCATAGCCTCGTCGTGACGTACGCCACGGCCAGGGCGGACGAGGCCCGAGTCGTTGCCCCCAAGTCAGCACCGGCATCCTCCGGAGGACCCACGATGCCATTCGGGCGCAGCAAGGGGCGACCGATCGCCACTGCTCCGGTCGATGACGTCGAGTGGATGCTCGGTGTCGTGACGCAGTCGATCGATGACCCAAGCAAAGCCCGCTTTCGCGATTCGAACATCAAGCTTGCGGCCGCGCTCGAAAACCGACTCAATGAGGGGAGAGCTGGCGACACACCCGAGAAGCCCGACAACACCAAGGCCTCGTCATCCGAACCGGAAGACATCCCCTTCTAATGAGCCGCTACGCTCGAAAGGTTGATGGCAACCATGCAGAAATAGTGCGAGCTCTCGCCTTGGCCGATGCAATGGTGCAGTCCATTGCGTCGGTCGGCGCCGGATGCCCTGACCTACTTGTCGGTTACAAGGGCCGATGGGTGGTGATGGAAATCAAGGATGGCTCAAAGCCACCTGGCGCGCGAAGACTCGCTGAATGCCAGCGAATCTGGCACCTTACTGCAAAGAGACACGGACTTCCGGTGTTCGTCGTTACGAGTCCACAGGAAGCACTTGATGCACTGAAATAGCTGGAATCTACTGGGCCCCCTTTCGGGGGCCTAGTTATTTCAGGCGTGCGAGTCGAGCCACGCCCACACAGCGGGAATTCCACCGGAAGCGTGCGCCTTCTGGAGATCGGAGAGCTTGACCGGCAACTGTACGTGCGGAACGTCAACAAACGACACCCACGCGCCGCCCCACTCCAACCCCAAGGCCTTGGCCTGTGCCCCCAGGGTAGCGTATGCCGCCAGGTGCCAGTCCGCCTTTCCGTCGACAATGCGCGCGAAGTCGACCGCTACGCCATAGTTGTGGTAGCTTTGTCCACCCTTGGCCTTAGTGACGAAGGCCCCCTTGACACCCGTCCCGCGTCCGATCGCGTAGAGTGCATCCTGCTCCGCGAACGTGCGCACACCTGAGGTGATGCGGTACTCGCAGCCCAGCGCCTTGCAGCGCTCTTGGAGCCCGAGGGCCTTGGCGCGAAACGAGGGGTAGAGAAGGCTGAGGTCAACGGTCATGTTAGAACTCCAAGGACAGCGAGAGGCCAGCGGCGCCGTACGTCGAGACCCAGACCCCTCCCGACAGGGGTCCGATGAGGCGCCCAGAGAACTCGGCCCCCAACACCAGCGGCCCAGCCAGGGGGATGAAGGGGGCGTTGATTGAGGCCCCCGCCGAGACACCAACACGCCAATTCGGCCGAACCGGGGTTGTTGTGGTGCTGGTTTCTGTGTGCGATGACACCGACCGATCGAAGGCCTTGGTGCCCTGAGTCAGGACCTCTGAGACCGCCACCGACTCCGAGCGTTCGACCGACGTCTCGTGGACTGCACCCTCGGGCGACACGGTACGGTCACGGTACACCACGACCGTCTTTGCCTTAGCGGCCACCTCGCGGACCTCGACCTTGACGACCTCACGCACCACGTCGCGAAGCTCGACCTTAGTCTCCGTGCGAACCTCCACCCTTGGGGCACCAAGATAGCGCTGGGCGAGTCCGCCAGCGAGCGCGCCAGCCAACACGAGGCCAGCGCGCAGAGACCACTTCGAGACTTCGGGCGACGGTGTCATGGTGTTCCAGGATCAGGCGGAAGTGTTGTGAGGTAGGCTCGCGAAGTCTGTTGCGGCCCAAGAGCGTCATATGGGGATAGGCCGATGTAATATGGAGGCGTAGCTCCGGTTGATACCTGATACATACAATCAGACACCGGATCGAACTCAAACCACCCATCACCAAGCGGTGTGCACTCAAGACTCGGCAATGGGCCAGCCAGCGTGTAACGGTCAACGACCGGTCTGGCTGTTGGGAGTGGTATTCCTTGGGTGTCATACACTCGGAATTGAATCATGTTACACCAGTTTCAGGTCAGAGAAAGTTCCAGAAACCGAAGGAAGACCCCATCCAGTGTCGTCACCTCCGGTCCACAAATGGACCCGCCATGGCACCGTATTACGCACCACCGATCCAGCCAATACCCATGCGCCAGCCTTCCAGATATAGGCGCTCGCCAGAGTACCAACCCGCGTGAAACGAAATGAGCCGCTCACCTGATCCGCGGTTCCAAGGTCAATCCAACCCAACCCGGGATAACTCAAAGAAGAGCCAGCCGCATAGGCTCCCTCATCGGCTCCATGGCCATACCGCTGCAAGGCAATGGAGTTGGTTAGGGTTCCAGCGGGGTCGAATATTCTAGCCGAAAGCCATCTATTGCAGTTTGAGCCAGGCCAGGCCCCCGTGTCGTAACGCATGCGCAAATCGAAATCACCAGCAACACATACACCCCAGGTTTCATCAGAGGACACACGACTGCGAATCCACCCGCCAGTTGTTGTTGTGGTTCCTGACCTACTCAATGTGACACCACCGTTGTGGTCAGTGACATACACTGCGCTACCAGTCCCGGGCGTAGTCATGTCTTGCCAGAATTTCCCTACCCCAATTTCCATCGGAAGCTGCCCGTAACGCTCCAGACGACGGACATCATCTTGGATCATGTCCGCCATGATATTGGCGATCATCAGACGTTACCCACAAGCCTACAGGTGGCGTATGTCGTGTCATTTCCCACATAAAAGAAAAGCTTGTCTCGGGCCCCTGGGGTGGGTGTGATGTTCGGTATGAGCCCCCCCGAGAACTTCCAGAATGGAGAGAATAGTAACGACCACAGCGAGGTTCCGTTTGTGATCTCGATGCATCCCGCCATTCCCGCTAGGACATTGGTGGGCGTGTTGAGCGTGGCACTCTCCGTGAGGGTGGTGTACCAGTTGCGGTGCGATGCGAACGACAGGTTGAGCTGCCCACCACTCGACGCAAATGACTGGGGTGTGTCGATCTGACTGGCGGTCGTGAGCAACGGGACATAGGCCCCACCGTTCGCCGAGATCTCCGCCACGTTGGCGTTGTTTCGGAGTCGCACCTCTCCGGCCGGAGCCACCGGAGCGGTAGGGGCGCTCTGCATCCCGATGAAGGCCTTGAACGTCTTGCCGCCTGCACCCATGACCTGATCCGAGGTGCTGACCTTTCCGGCCACACCGTCGGCCGCGTCAGCCACTGTCCCGCCGACCGGTGCGTAGGCCCCACCGTCGAACGACACCTCGAGTCCGGCCGCGCCAGCCTTCGCGCGCACGCCGCCAGCCGGCGCAACCTCGGGATTCGCACCGCCAGCAAGGCCGAGAAACTCCCCCGCCGTCAATGCGGTCGCCAGGGCGTTGATGCCGTTGACGGCCTCGTTCCATTCCTGGGCCATGACCTTCTTGCCCACGGGAACCGACGGCTGACTGTTGCGGTCGGTCTTGGTGTTGCTCGTCAGTGGGTTGCTGTAGGGAAAAGCCATTGTGTGATCCTAGGCTGGGGTGGCCGCAAGAATGAACTGCGGTAGGTCTACGGTGTCCTTAGTGAACACACGAGACCCAAATGAGGCGGGAAGCACACCATATCCGAGGTCGGAAACGTCATTGTAGGCCATGTGGCAGTGAGACCACCCGTCAGGCACACATCCAAATGGTGCGCCCATATACTCCGAATGCCAGCATCGAGCCCCGATCGACACATCGAACGAGTAGGCAGCCCAGTAAAGCACGTGGGGAGCAAGTGCGATGACGAGTGGTGTAGTATGGAATCCCTGGGCCTGATTATCGGCCCCGAACGACCACACCAACAGGGAGTCAGGCAGATACCCTGTTCCCGACACGTACCTACTTGAATAGATGCCGCAATTCCAGGTTCCGGCTCCACTCGTAGACGACCGATACATTCCGCCCGTAGTCACATTTACCGCCAGCGGCACAGAGAACGGAGTCAGCCACATGCGCCTCGTAGGGAGTCCACCGCCGTCATAGACGGCGCTGGGCCCAGAAGGAGCGGTGAGGCGCCCGGGGGCGAACCGCGTGAAATTCACGAGCCCGATGTCGGTAGCGGCCGCACCACCGACTCCTCCGCCCATGCCGCCGAACGAGAAGCCCATGACTAGGTGCTCCTCGAGGAAGCGAACACCGTGACGGTCGCGCCGACCCCGCGCACCCACACTGACGACCGCACATGGTCCGAGTAGGCAATGGAGGCGGTCGCTGTGCCCGGGGTGAGCGAGATGACGTTGGTCCCGCCGTCGAACGAGATCTGGGCCGCGGCGCCATCGACGACAAAGCCCTGTGAGTCACTCCAAAACCCGAAACCCTGTTCGACGAACGAGCCAGTACCACTGATGACGAACTGCTTATCCACGTTGCACCTCGTGTTGTCCGGTCCGCTCGCGCATGCGCTCAAGCGCCTCGTCAAGTCTTCGACCGGTCTGTTCCAACTCCACCGCACACGCCTTCATCGCCCGAGCCATCTGGGCGCGCACCGCGCGCGCCGCTTCAAGTTCCTGCTTCACTGGCCACCTCTGCACTTGGATGTTGCTCTCTCGAGTGAGTCGAGGGCCTTGGCGATGAGTGCCGCGCCATCGGCAAGCTTGGTCGACAGCGGGACTGTCTGCATGAGCAGGTCGCGCTGGGCAGCAGCGTCGGCCTTAATGGTCTCGACGAGCTCTTTGCGCGCGGCCTCAAGCTGGCGGTAGAGGTACCCAGCGACGATCGTGGCGATCGTCGTCAGGCCGTATCCGCCGCTGGCGGTCAATAGCGCCTTAAGCTCATCAGGCGGCATCTCACTGCCTCCCGTAGACCACAAAGCGAAACACGCGCGCCCTGCCGTCTTGCCAGGAAATGGGCGTCTCATTATTCCGTGGGTGGATACCGAATTCGATCACGCTATTTGATACCGCAGTCCCATGAAGCATGGTTGGCTCAAAATACCCACCAACCTGCAACCACCATCCATACTTAGCCCATTCAGTGGTCACGACGCTATCTGTGTTGGCCATCGGGCTGGCGAGCGTCACTTGGCATTGAGTGTTACCGGTGAACCCCACGGACGCGACATTCAGGCCGCCAGTGACAATAGCAACCCCACCAACAGTAACAGTGATGGTTCCGTATGCCTTCACCACATTGTCGGGTGTGACTTTGTTTAGGATCGCTGCATCCTGGGCCGTATTGGGCCCCGTCATACTGACGTTTCCAGATGTGTTGACTCCAGCACACCCAACAGCACCCGTGAACGACCCGGACGCACCCGACACCGTGCCAGTGGCCGACACACCGCCGGCGGTGCACGCAATGCTCTTTGTGGCCGACAGATACCCATCAACGACCTCGTCGCCGATCACATCGAGCGCGCGTTGTAGCCCGCCGGCATGAGTCACCACTAATGCCGGGGCTGTGCTGCCAGGATCACTGTTGGTGATGGTGGCGGCGGTACCGCTCGCCGCGATCGCCGAAAGCGAACGGGTCGCAACCGAGTCCGCATCGATCGAAGTAGAATCGAGCGACCCGGTGGTCGATGGCCCAGTCACCACCAACGCCTGACCTCCTCCGGTGTTCGAGATCTCGACCGCCGACTCAGAGGCATGCGCACGGATGAAGGAGTGACGACCTGTCCACGCCCACGCATCGGCCGCCATTCCAATGGCACTGTTGATGTACTCAGCCCAACGATACGTCCAGTAGTGCAGCCAGTTGAAGACCTGTGCCGATGGAGCCTGATCTGTGCCCCAACCAACCGACTGCTCACCGACCGGCGTGGTGATGTTGACGGCCGTCGTATCCCAAGTCGGCAGTGTAGTGGGCTTCGGCACGTCATGCCTCCATTGAATACAGCACGGAACCGTCACCAAAGGATGACGTTCCAAAACGAAAGACACTGTGGTGGGTGGTGCGTATCGCACCAATCAAGACCCTGACCCCGGCGGGTGCAGCCGATCGAAGTATCCTGGCCATGGCCTGGTAGGTCTGCTCGCTCATTCCGTCAGTGCCCTCGACGCGAACCTGTCCTGAGTGGCATGGGGGTGATGACCATGGTGAAGTTGCATCCGATGATTCGCCACCATCGTCCAGATAGACCCCGGACGGAAACATATTGGAGGCCACCCCCAACAGATCCGAGATGCGACCCCAGCTCGAATTTGCGGCCGCACGAGCGAGCACGCGTCGTCTCGCAAGAACATCTGGGTCAGTGGTTGAGCGACGCTCCCCAACGATCCTAGCGCAACCAGCCAGCCACACATTGTCTGCCGGATAGAGGTCGGAATCCGACACATGAGCCCCGCCGGCCCCAACAGAGATCGGATCACCAAGGCGCATCGGGCCGGTGATGTCGGTGAGGGTCAACTCCCACTGCGGTGAGATGCTTCCGCCACCGGGGTCCGTCTGGACGGCTGCGCCGACATGTCCAGTAGCCAGCGTCTCAAGATCTGATACCAGATCTCCTACGGCCGGAGTTACCGAACTGCGAAGTAGGATGTGGTCATGCGTGTAGGTCCTATCGAGGTCGCGCACCGCCTCCCCGAGAGCCAAGATCGCCGAGTCTGCCGCTTGTAGCTGGGCGGCAAACTGACCCATGACGCCGCCGGCCACTGGCGACAAGGCTGGGGAATCCACGAGGCGCGCGGGGAGGCGAGACTGCATCTTGGCGGAGTAATCCATTTATTTTACCTTGACGATCTGTGAGGTGTACCCAGCTGCGAGCGCGGCTTGAAGTGTAGTGGCGGCAGTCGCAATCGGACTCAGTGGACCGACACAGGCACACAGCGATGTAACGAAGGCGTCGAATGCTGTCTTGAATGTGGTACCCAGCATGACGGCTTCGGTAGCGGAAACTCCGTGCCCAACCCCAAGGTGAACCACCGACGAGCCAATTGCGACGCGCGGAGAGCCAGAGTCAGAGGCCCCAAAGACGGCCCTCGATGGGTCGACATTGGCTAGCGGGGCCGACCCCGGGCGTCCCCCTAGAAGCGCGAAACAGTCTGCGCGTGCGTGTGAGCGCGCATCGGCTGGGGTGGTTGCGCGCCCAGTCCACCATTCGTCAAGCGATGCGTCGACGAACACCAGGATCACCCGGTCACCCCTGGCCACCGGCAGTGTCATGGCGTATCCCCCTGACGACGGGAATACGATTGGCACCTGCGAGATGACGCCCTGATCGGCCCCGATGCTCGGGACCGCATCGATCGTCTGGTTGGCCGAATCGTATGACTCGACGGTGGCCGGTAGACACACGTGCAACTCAGAGGCCTGTCGCGCCAGACTGGCCGCCATCATGTCGGCAAGCGTCATGGATACACCTCGATGCTCGAAAACCACTCAGAACCCTCAGAGTCGCCACTGTGCCCGACCGACTTGACACGATACTGCCCGGTCAACGTAACAGACTCCACCGACACCATGGAACCCGGGTAGATCCTGGGCTGCAATAAGGCCTTGATGGTATGACCCTTTGGTGATTTGTCGGGTGGAGACCCAGGGGGCTTGCGGCCTGCAACAGTCGGATACCCGACAAGGCCAGAATTGGCCGTGAGTGACACCACCTGGCCAACCCCCACGGCGGACGCCTCCCGTAGCACCACGAGATCTCCAGACTGCACCGACACGGAGAGACCCCCAACCGCCAGGACGCGCGCGAGCTCGGACATGGCGCGACCGCGACAGGAGTAACCCCTGGGATAGGCGGGTGCGATGGCGGTCGAGATGACGGAGGCCGCGTTTCCAATCCCGACCCCACACGCCCCGGACACAGCCCTGCATGCAGCCATGGCCACCGTAGCCCAGGAAGTGGAGCCCTTGTAGGCCAGGGAGATGGAGCCGGACCCAGCCGCATCCGACGCCTTGATGGAGGTGATGACGTCACCCCCTGATGGGATGGCCGGCTGCACCTCGTACACGGCCCCACGAAAGATGCTTCCCGACACGTCCACAAACCCAGCCGACAGGTCCAGGATGGCGCCACGCTTGATTTGCGCTCGCGTCGTCTCAGCCAGGTTGTAGATCTTGATATCGGCTAAATTGGCGTGGGTAGAGTCATCACGCTTGACGTCAAACGCAACCCTGGCACCGGACACCACCATCACCGTGGCTCCTACGCGCAACTCCAGCGACACCACACGCCGATACAGGTCGATCATGTGTCGCTCACGTGGGTCACGGAAACCGAAATCCGCGAGGAGTCGAACGATGCCACCTCCCTCCGATCCAACACCACCTCGCGCCCCCCAGGAAGGGGAGTGGTATTAACAGAAACCGTAACGTCGTACATGTAGTCAGCAATTCCGAGGATGGCAGATTCGATACGACCCGCCACCACGTTATTGCCTGGACGGTAGCTGCTTTCGAGGGAGATGATTTTGGCTTTGACGGCAGCAACAACCGCGGCACTCGATGGCTCTGTGCCATCGGTCCGAACGGCGACACTTACGTAGATGTCGAGATCGTAGGGTCTGGTGTAACGCACTGTCCTAAGTACTCCACCCGAGTCACGAGCGGTAAGTTCGCGCGTGCCATGTGACCGAATGCCGGCGGGCTTGGCCGCCAGGATGGCGTCTGCAATTGCCTGCTGCTGCGCCAGGGAGTCATCGACATGTGATGCCACGACCTCGAATGAGTGGCCCGGGAGGCCATCTGAGTCGGTCGCGTCATCATCATTGTTGTAGACGTAGCAGTCGCCCACGCTGCCGGTGGGCTTGACGGCCAGCACCCTCGCACGAATTCCGTCGACCGATGCACCCCCAATGCCGCGCAGCGAGGTCTCACGCCGCGCGCGCCACGCGACCTCGGCCTCAAGATCCGACCCCACGTAGACAGCGTCAAGAGGCTGTGACACCGACAACAGACCCGCCACCGGGGTGTCAATAGTGGTGAGGTAGCCAGCGTAAAACGGCAATGGACCCGTCTCTACGGCCTTGACTCGCGTGCTCACGCCACCACTCACCAGCGTCACCACTGACGTTGTTTCGGCCGCGTGTGTGCCAGGACCCGCCGAAAACACGGTCCCGATCGGGACGATGGTGCCAGGGGTGCCATCAAGCACCACATCAATGAGTGAGCTCTGGGGTTGGAGACGGTCACACGCCGTGAACCTGGCGATAGCCGCGAAGCTCGCACCGGTCGCCCCGTCTGGGTACGCCTGGCAGTAGGCCAGGTAGGCCTGTTCCCAGACTCCAGCCACGGCATCGGCCATGAGGCCAAGCTCAATCCCAAGTACGGAATCCGATGACGTATCGGTGTCTGGACCATATTGGAGCAGCGCGGCATCTTGCAATTCGGCGAGAATGACGGCCCTTGGCTTGGGGACGAAACCAGTTGCAGTCACACCGTATTCAGTCGTCATACCGTAACCCCGATCGAGCCGAGCTCACCACGAATCCTGAGCGACACCGACACATGGCGATCCGTATCCGAGATGTCGATCTGTGTGACCTCGAGAACCCCAGCAACATCCATGACCTCGGCACGGATTTGCGTGCGCAGACGGTCAACGCGAAGCGGCTTGGAGCCCAGCACATCGACTGGCAGCCCGGACCCAAGGTCCAGATACCACTCCCCTTGCAGGCGCGACAGCCGCAAGAACACGCGCTGACCCAAGGCCTCAAGACCCGTGACTACTCCACCGGTGCGCGCCAACGTGCGCCTGTCAATCGCCAAGTCCATCAGACCCCAAAGTAAATCAGCTCACACCGACAGCCGTCGCCAAGATCCGATAGCCCCGGGGCAACATCTCCGTCACCAGACACAGCCACACACACAAGCACACCGCCATAACCAAGGTCGTGCCCAGAAAACAATGGACACCCAGTCAACAGGCGTTGGCCACTCACGAGGCGCTCACCCGACTCGGACTTGGCCGAAACCGTCCACCCGCCCACAATCTCGAGGTAGGCGAACTCCAAAACCAGGCGCGCACCTCCGAGATCGACCGGGAGGTCATACCACCATGTCCCATCATGACGTGTAGGCAGGACCGTCATGTCTCCGGTCCACAACTCCTCGACAACCTCAACCAGCGATGACGAACCAGATGGAGCCACCTCGTCACCAAAAACCCAAGCCAACTCCCCGAGCGTAGCCATTTACTCAGCCCCCATTCCGAGCCAACCACGGATCGCGTCGACCCCGCCGTCGCGAGCCTTGGCCGCAAGACTCTTCCGCTTCCTGCCGCTCTTCTCGGCCTCCTCCTTCTTAGCCTTGGCCTCGTCTGCGAGCTTCTTCGTGCGACCCAGCACCGGCTTTCCAGCGACGACCGACACCGTTGCCAGGCGCACCCTTGAGAATGTCAGGCTCAGCTTTTGGGTGGACGGGTCACCAGTGCGCGACCATGACAGGCTCTTGAGCACCATTGCGTCCCAGATTCCTCCGTCAGTCGTCACCCGAAGCAGCTCGCCATTGGCTTGCAGCATCAAGAGTCGAGACTTGACAGCCTCAACCTGTCCGGGCATGGCGTCTCCATACAGGCCAATGTCCGATACCATAGCATCAATACGTAGGACGATCGACTTTACCGAGCAGTCGAAGGCCACGAAGCCCGATTGCGTCGGGGCCGACGGCACATCAGCCTCATAGCTCGGGGCCTCAACCAACAAGGCCTCGAACGCTATGCCGACCCCATTTTCCCAGTCAATTGTTGTTACGTTCATGGTGACCCCATCGAAACGAACTCATCTCGCACCTTATTATCCCACCATGCGTCCATGGCTTTAGCCACGTGTCCACCGACTTCAGACGTGTTGACGCCGGTGGGCAACTGCACATTGACGGTGCTGTTGATGGCGACCGAAGCGGCCGCTTTGCGTTGCTCTCCGGATCGGACCGCGAGGGCCAGATCGAGCGCCTCCTCAGAAGCCGTCTTGGGGGTTCCCGGGAACACACCGGGCTCGCTGCCCGGGGGCATGAAACCTCCACCACCGGCAATTCGACCGACCACATCAGCTATCGCAGTAGCCACGGTGAAGATGTGATCCAGGTAGGGCCCGAGCGTGTAGATCCAGGAATCGCGCGGGAGGTCCCCTGAGAGCGCCAGCACCACGTCTTTCAACCCCTTCAAGGCCTTGATTATTCCGGAGTCGCTCTCTTTGATGGGCTCCATGAACATGTCGCGAATGCGACCGATCATCGAGTCGCCGCCCTCCATGAAGGTGGAGATGTCGTCAGCAAGGATATAGAGCGCCGCGAACCCGGCGGCAAAACCGATCATCGACGGAAGCACCGACGCGAACGCCATGGCTACACTCGGGAGGACATAGAGCGCCAGCCCCTCAAGGGCGGTAATCAGGACGTTGATCCCGGTTTCGGGGTGCGCCTCAAGGAAGGATGCCACGCCCTTCGCGAGCTCGGCCAACGCCTTCAACACCCCGCCCATCACCCGCCCCAATACCTCCATGGTGGCCTTGGCGCCCTTGGAGCGGGCGATCTCCCCCAGGGCGTCTTGGAGTGCTGTCAGTGCTCCGATGACCTCTGGCGAAGCAAAGGTGTTGCGCAAACCTTCAAACGACATGCGCATTTTCTTGGCCGACTCATCCCATGCACCGGAGGCCTTGATTGCCTCTTCCGAAAGTACGACCCCGGTGGCAACAACCTGCTCGCGTAGTGCCGCCAGTGCGCTGCGCCCCATCCCCATCATTCCCACCATGTCACGCGACCCACGACCCATCAGCTTGAGGGTTGCCGCGACTCGAGTGGCGCCAGCCGGTAGAGAACTGATGTGGTCAGCAACATCCCCAAGTACATCCATCAGCGGGCGCAAATTACCCTCAGCATCCGTTGACGAGATACCACCCATGGCCTCGACGGCTTCCGTCGACCCCTCCGCGGCGGCCGCCATCTGGCGAGACAAGAACCCAAGGGACGAAGTGAATGTCTCGGCCTTTACGTCGGCCAATTCCGCAGCACCACTCCATTCCTGGAATTCACGAGTCGATACACCAAAGGTTCCTGCCAGCGACTCAATTTCATCGCCGGTCTCAGCCGTCTTTCGGATTGCATCTACCGCGTATTCGAACGGCTTAACCAATTGCTCGGCAACCGTCTTCAGGCCGTCGAGCGCGGCCTTGGCATTGGCCCAGTCCCCAGTCTTCATTTTGACGCCAAGCGTCGCTACGAGATCCATGACATTCAGAGCTGCGCCGCTCATTTTGAAACTCGCTTCCTTGTGGCTTCCATGAGTCGATGGATCTCTCCAAGCGCTACCACGTCTCCAACTGACAGGACCGTATCAGCCTCGACGTAACTACAGAGCGGAGGATCGCGCAGGATGAGCGGCATTAATATGCCGAGGGCTTCGACTTCTGGGTCGACTCCGGTGCTTGGGGTGGAGACTTTGTCACCCGTACAGTCGGTACAGACGCCACAGGTGCAGCCGGGAGCAGACCCTTGAGCAGACTGACCAGCCCCGTCGGGTCGCTCAGAGCCCCCAGGGCCTTCGAAAAAGACTTGGGATAGTTCCCACGGAGAGCCACCCACAACAACTCGAGCACTGTCTCCGCGTCCGAGAGGTTCATAAACCTATCGAAGTCGAAATACTCCACCTTGCCGTCGACCTCACGCACTCCGACTCGAGCCAGCAGGGCCCGCTGAACGAACTCGAAATCCTCATCCGTGAGCCACGCGAGCTTTGGTGAGCCGATCGAAGCAAGGCCCTGCGACACGATGGACCCCAGCCTGTTGGCCAGCCGAAGGGCCTGTACCGCAGGGAGTTGCTTGACCTCAAGCACCACCGACCGGCCACAGAAGGTCGTTTCGTGTCGCAGGGTCGCGAGCATTAGAAGAGGCTCCCGCCGAGCGCGGTGACTGCAGATGCGCCCTCAAGCTTCCAGGTGACGCTGCCTTCGGACTTTCCGAACTCACCCGGGGGTTGCGCAACAACCCAAGCGATGGCCACAGAACACACCATGCGGCCTCCAAGATCCTCGATCTGCAGTGGGAACGGCATGGTTCCCGTCTCCGAGTCGGTGTCGAAGAGCGCCTGAAGGTGGGCGTTCGAGGGCGAGCTCGCCAGAAGCACAATCTCGATGTCAACCCGACGGTCGGCCGACTTCGAGCGCACAACGGCGCCGTCGGCCCCAACCGTGGTTTCGAACCTGGGGGACTTGGGGGAGATCTTCAGGAAGCCATCCTCCCCCATGCCAGTGAGGGGGACACCCTCTGCGGTGATTACGACGCGCTGCGCAGAATACGTCTTGAACATGGTGTCTCCTTACTCCGAAACGGTGCCGACCACACCGACAGACTGAATGGCGCCGGCGAGAACTGCGCGGTACTTGATGGGGCGATAGACGCGGTTGGACTTGTCGGCAGGTACCGCTGCGCTCACCTTCGGGAGCCACACTGACCAACCGGA